ATGGAGTGTATATTAGTAAGTGCTTATATTGTAATGGAGGTGCCCCGCTCTCCGAGCGTATCTCGGGAATTCAGGGAGGGGGGAGGGGGAAAACCCTTGGCAATCAATAGGTGATACACGCCCAATGAGACGATATGGGCCATTTTGGGGACTAGGGAGGGGTCTGGGTACACAGGGGTCGCAGGTGCGCTCAGAACGCTTCTGAAGGGAACCTTGAGGGGCTCGGGGTGGAGGCCCAGAAACCCATGGCCTGTTAGACCACCCCTCGCTAGCCTCCGGACAGGGGGCTCTTCTAGTCCTCCTATACTATAGTACTATAGTAATTATAGTAACTATAGATACTACCCTAACAGGGTAGTATAGAACTATAGTAACTATAGTTAGACAAGTACTCTTCAAGAAAGTTCAACGTCTCCGAAAGAAACTTTTTTCGTCTACCCCTTGACAAACGCTCGGTTTTGTGGTATAATAATACAAGTAGGGTGAATTTTCACCCTCTTTGCAAGTCCTTCGATTTCTGTCGAAGGCCGGGAGGGTTGATCACCTCCCGCAGTATTTCTGCCGGGAGGATCTCTATGGCTCGCTTGCTGTCGCTGCTCGCCGCTCTGGCCTTTGTTTCGGCCATCTACGTTGAAAACTACGTTAAGGACCCCCTACCGTTGCAATATGTGGTATCCGTCGGCATCGCCATGGATGAAATCAATTGCACCGGGGTTAAGATCGGCGCTCGACAGGTACTGACCGCAGCTCACTGCGTCAGTGGCGACGAAAAGCCGCTCTGGATTGACCGGAAATGGGTATTCGTGCCCGTCCGGGTGGATCGAGAGTTGGATTTAGCCCTTCTGGAAATCAAGGGACCGGCCCAAAACCCCTTCAAGGAATGGGCTCCGGTCGGCAACGTACCTCAATTTACGGAACCCATGGTGTCTATCGGGTTCCCTCTGTCCAGCTCCGTTGGGCATTTCGTCGTGGAACACGGCGAATACATGGGCTTGTCTACCTCCGAATGGGGGGAGGGCAAGTCTCTGACTACCGTACCACTCTACCCGGGTAACTCCGGAGGTCCTTTCTTCTCGTGGCAAAGGGGAGAGTGGCGGTTGGTCGGGATTGCCCACGCTATCGCGGTCATGAGCCTTGGAGGTTACAGTATTCAGGCTCTGCCCAAGCTTTCGTTTATCCAGACGCAACTAAAAGAGTTTCTGTACAAGGTAAAAGATGCCAGCTGATGTAGAAAAGCATAGAAAACACCGGGTCCACGGACTCGCGTGGAGTGACGAAAAACGAGTAGAAGCAGCTACAGCCGACGCAATGGGCCTTAGCGCCACCATGATTCAGGCAGCCACCGGAATCGCGGCGGGGACCATCAAAAAGTGGAGGCAAGAGGAGTGGTACCAGCAGTTGATCGCCGAAATTCGGGACCAAGAGGACCGGGAAATCGACGGACATCTGACCAAGCTGGTCAACGATAGCCTGAAGGTCATCGGGGACCGCCTCGAGAATGGCGACTACATGTGGAACTCCAAGGAAAACCGCTTCATCCGGAAGCCGGTTTACATGAAGGAGGCCAATAAGGTCGCGTCGGAACTAATTCAACGTCGGAACCTCCTACGAGGCAAGCCGACCAGTATTTCATCCAAAGAGCAGATCTCTGACAAGCTGGCTGCTCTTGCAGATCGCTTTGCTCAGTTTGCTCGTCAACCACGTACAATCGAAGGAGAGGTCTTAGATGTTGCCACCGAACGGAATGCCGCCGGGCCGGGGAATGCCCCCGGGTCGGGGAATGCCTCAGAGGCCACAAGCCGGAGGGAGTCGTCAGCCGACCCCTCAAATGCTACAGGTTCTGAAGCAGAAACTAGCCCAGCGTAAGCAAATGGGCGGTCAGCCTCCGCAAGGAGCGATGGCTGGCGGAATGCGACGTCCTCCGATGGGCGGAGCCCCTCAACCGCAAGGCCAGCCCCCGATGGGGCCGGGTGGTCCGGGAGGGATGCCTCCGGGTATGCCGCCTCAAGGCGGGATGCCGGGAATGCCGATGCAAGGCATGACCAATCCGGAAGATGCTAAGATCCAGAAGCTGCTCCAAATCTTGAAGATGCTCTAGCCATGTTGGAAGAAATTCTAGCACTTCTTGACCCTGAGCGTAAAAACAAGAAGGCCTTCGAGGAGGGGGTATGGCTAGAACCGTCTGGGATAGATCCGCGTGGGCCGAATGTCTATACGGATACACCCCCGCGTCCACAAGACCCGATGTACCGTCAATTCGGTCGTCGTCGGGGGATCAAAGAGCGAGTTCTGGACCTTCAAAACAAGGCAGAGGCACTGCGCCCGAACGTGGGCGACTGGCCGGACATCGAGAGAGGCGGGTACAACCGTCGTCCCGCTCCGGCAGTGAACGTCGCCGCTCCTATGAACAGGCCGATGGCGCCGGGCAACGATCCCTACGCCGCGTACAAGGGGACTTTCCCGATTGATCAGGCAACACAGAATCGGTATGCCGAAGACGAGAGCAGAATGCGGACGCGCAGCGCTCAGTCGGACATGATGCGGCAACGCCGGGCTCAACGTGCACGGATGGCACAGCGAGATCCTGTTGAGCTCCTGATTGACGAATACTTAGGACGCTGATATGCCCTACATGACAAACGGTAAACGCGACTACCGGAGGGAATATGACAAGTACCAGGGACGTAAAGAAATCATTCGTCGCCGTGTCCTACGAAACAAAGCCCGTAAGATACTCGAAAAGATGGGTCGGGTTAAGAAGGGTGATGGTAAAGACGTTGACCATACTAGACCTCTCGATAAGGGGGGTGGCAATAGTCTTCGCAATCTTCGCGTTCGTTCTCGTAGCAGCAATAGAAGCTTTGCAAGAGATTCTAGGGGAGGTGTAAAATAAAGGAACTGATCTTGGGTTCTGGAAAGAAGGGGAAAGGGAAGAAGATCTTCAATCCCGGAAAGCCCTACCAAAACCCTGTAACACTAGACATGAATGAGGCTGTAGAGCCAGATGTAGTATTCGATTTAGACCAACTCCCGTTACCGTTCAGGGACCAAGCATTCGATGAGATTCATGCGTATGAGGTACTTGAGCATACAGGGAAACAGGGAGATTGGAAGTTCTTCTTCGCACAGTTTGATGAGTTTTGGAGAATCCTTAAGCCGGGCGGCATGATGTATATCACGGTGCCCTATTGGGACTCCATTTGGGCTTGGGGAGATCCGGGTCACACACGCGTGTTGAATGAAGGAACGTTCAGCTTTCTCGAACGGGTTCGGTACAAAGAGGATGGTCCGAGAACAGATTACACCCCGTGGTACAAGGGGGATTTCAAAGTAGAGATTGTACAACAGAACGGGCAGACCCTGTTCATTGCCCTACGGAGAATCTAATGCCCAAGAAGATGGAGCTAGCTCTCAAGAGGAAGGCAGCCAAACAACACCTAACGGGTAAACGCGCCGACGCTTTTGTGTACGGCACAATGCGTAAGACTGGCTGGAAACCAAAGAAACGGAAGTAGATTGAAACTCGATGCAGAAATTCTTGAGGGATTCGTGGGCTCGCTACTGGCTAAGAACTTTGACAAGCCAGCCCCGATTCCTGATTGCCACAGAGAATGGTGGGAACTATGTACGAGCAAAGAGCGTTTTGTCGCCATTGCGGCTCCTCGTGGTCATGCAAAGTCTACGGCGATCACCCATTGCTATACTCTAGCGTGTGTCTTATTCAGGCAGCGTCAATTTGCCCTTATTGTATCGGACACAGAGACGCAAGCTGTATTGTTCTTACAGGACATCCGGAAGGAGCTGGAAGACAACACGGACATCCAACAACTGTTCGGACTGGCGACGGATGAGAAGGGACGCACGAAGTTTGTAAAGGATACGGAATCGGACATCATCTGTGAGTTTCAAGATGGGCACCAGTTCCGGATCATGGCCAAGGGCTCAGAACAACGAGTTCGTGGTTTGAAGTGGGGCTCGAAGCGCCCTGATTTGATTGTCTGCGATGACCTCGAGAATGACGAGATTGTACTCAACAAGGATCGCCGCGACAAGTTTAAGCGTTGGTTCAATGGTGCTCTTCTTCCCTGCCGTGCCCAAGATGGTATCGTGAGGGTAGTCGGCACGGTCCTTCACCTCGACTCTTTGTTGGAGACACTCATGCCTCTTGAGTACTCCAAGAAAACTGTCTTTGAAGAGTTGAAGGTTTGGACTACCCTCAGAGGCCAATGGAAGTCGGTCAAGTATCGCGCTCATAACAAAGAGTGGACCAAGTTCCTGTGGCCGGAGAAGCACTCGAAAGAAGATCTCGCGGAGATCTACAAGGGATTGATGGATCAGGGTCTTGGAGATGTGTACTACCAAGAGTATCTGAACCAGCCCATCGACGAGTCCAACGCGCTGTTCAAGAGAGCTGATTTTGCTCCTATCAAGGAAGAAGACTTCAAGTCTCCTCTGCACTACTATGTGGCGGTGGACTTGGCCATTTCTGAGAAGCAAAAGGCAGACTGGACAGTATTTGTGATTGGCGGTGTGGATCCGGAGAACCGGATTCAGATCCGCAACATCATTAGGGACCGGATGGACGCGAAGCAGATTGTGGACACGATCTTGGCAGTACAGAAGGTCTACAATCCGTTAGCGATTGCAATTGAAGATGGTGCGATTAGTAAGTCTATTCTACCGTACCTGCACGAAGAGATGCGCGTACAGAATATCTACGCCAATCTCGAGTTGCTAGTTCCCTCTAAGGACAAGTACACTCGTGTACGGTCCATGCAGGCGAAGATGAGGGCTGGCGGAGTCAAGTTTGACAAGAACGCGGAATGGTACGGTAAGCTGGAAGAAGAAATGACTCGGTTCCCTCGGGACCGCTACGACGACCAAGTTGACGCTCTAGGCCACCTTGGCTTCATTGTTGACAAGATGATTGAGTCTCCCACACGGGAAGAGCTAGAGACGACGAAACGACAGCTAGAATGGGAGAAATCCATGACACCTGAACAAGAGGGAATGTGCCTTGAAACCGGATATTAAGCTAGAAGCACTGTTGGACAAAGCGAATCTGATGGATCAGTTGGATCCAGAACAGATCGCGGAAATTGAAGATCAAGTGTACGACGGGTTCCTAGCGGACGTGCAATCCCGTATTGATTGGGAGAAGCAAGTCAAGGAGTGGACCAAGCTTGCCATGCAGGTGGTGGAGAACAAGTCCTTCCCGTGGCAGAATGCCGCGAACGTGAAGTATCCTCTGCTCTCGACGGCTGCCATTCAGTTTTCGGCTCGTGCGTATCCCTCGCTGGTCCCCGGTAACGGCCAGATTGTGGGCGCTCGGATTATGGGCTTCGACCCCAAAGGGAAGAAGACAGCCATTGCGAAACTCGTTACCAAGGACATGTCGGCCCAGATTCTGTTCCAAATGGACGGCTGGGAAGACGAGATGGATCAACTCTTGATCACCGAAGCTATCGTGGGCTGCGCCTTCAAGAAGACGTATTGGGACCAACAAGACGAGAAGGTATGCTCTGAATTTGTGCATCCTCTCGATTTGTATGTGGACTACTACACCAAGTCTCTTGAGAAGGCCGAGCGTATCACGCAGGTCTACACGATGTCGGAGAACATGGTACGGGAGTATGAGAATGCTGAGTTGTTCGATTGTGGTGATGATGAGAACCATCTTGGAGCACCTAAAGACCTTGAAGACATTGGTACTCGACAACTGGTCTATAGAACTAACAGCACTGATTCTGGTGATACTGCTGCACTACCATATCTCATCCTAGAACAACACGGGTACTACGATCTCGATGGAGACGGCTACAAGGAGCCGTATATCTTCTTCCTTGAGTATGGCAACAAGAAACTGCTGCGCATGGTGTCTCGCTGGGATAGTAAATCCGTCAAGACCAACGCAAAGGATGAGGTCATCCGGATTAAGCCTATCCAACAATTCACCAAGTTCTCCTTCATCAAATCGCCGGATGGCGGTTTCTATGATGTTGGGTTTGGTCTACTTCTGGGGTCGCTGAACAAAACGGCTGACACCCTGATCAACCAAATGCTGGATGCCGGAACCCTGCGGAACTTGCAGTCCGGCTTCATCGGGAAGGGACTACGGATTGGCGGCAATGGCCGCTTGGCTCTGGGACCGGGTGAGTGGAAAGAAGTCAACGTTTCTGGAGCAACGATCAAGGACAACATCTTCCCGCTCCCGCTTGGGGAGCCCAGCGAGGTGCTGTTCAAATTGCTAGGCATGATCATCGAGTCCGGCAACAAGCTGGCCTCAGTAGCCGAGATCTTCACAGGCAAGATGCCCGGACAGAACACCCCGGCCACCACTACAATGGAAACGGTGGAGCAGGGGATGAAGTTGTTCACGGCGATCTACAAGAGGAACTTCCGAGCGATGGATTCGGAGTTCAAGAAGATCTACCGTTTGAACGAGATCTATCGTACAGACGAAGAAATCATGGCTATGCTGGATCTTCCGGAAGAAGCCATCCAGTTGATGGATGGAAACCTCAAAGGATTCATGTACAACGCGAAAGGCTACGATATTTGTCCGGGAGCGGATGCGAATATCGCTACCCAATCTCAACGTGCCCAGAAGAACACCAAGTTGATTCAACTGATTCCGCTTGGCGTAAACAAGGAAGAGGCCCTGACTCGTCTGCTAGAGTCGGAAGAATACGAGAACATTCCGGCGCTTCTCAAGCAACCGGAACAGCAACCGCCTCCGCCGCCTGAGATTATGAAGTTGAAGCAGGAGGATGAACACTTCAAGGCGGAGATGGAGTTCAAGAAGGATCAACAGTTGACAGAAGACATCCTCAAACTGGCGAAGGCCATTCTTGCCAAGGCGCAAGCGGCCCCGCAGCCGGGAGAGGCACCGGAGGATACAACTGGTGAAGGGCTGGATCGCTTGATTGCCCAGCTGGACAAGCTGGAAGAGCGCCAGAGAGCACAAGAAGACAGGGACCATGAACTACAGAAAGTGGCCCTGACTGAGAAGACCAAGAAGTATGGCATCGACAAGAACGCTGCCGTGAAAGCCGCAGAGATTGCTGCAAACATGGCAAAGGCGGACAAAGATCGCGCTGCCGCTAAAGAAAAGGAGAGTAAGGCTGCCCAATGAGTAGAATCACACGTTCAGACTTCCAAGAGTGGAAGATGCACAAGTGTACAATCGCTTTGATGGATCAGTTGCAGGTTCACATGGAGAATCTAAAAATGAAGCTGGCTACGTCCGCAGGGGTAGATCCAGCTGAAGACCGCTTTCACAGCGGATACTTTGTTGCCCTGCATGACCTATTGGGGGTAGAACTTGCCGAAGAAGAGGCAACCTCTGATGCACCGGGTGCTTCTGAAGCCTGAAACTGAGTCAGTCAGTAAGGGTGGAATCGTAATCCCGAAGTCAGAGAAGGAGTTGGCACTAGAAGCAGAAACAGGTGAAGTAGTCGCAATTGGGGATACGGCCTTCGTAGCCTTTGGGTACGAACAGGGCAAGCCTCCAATCAAGGTTGGCGACATTGTTTGGTTTGCAAGGTATGGCGCTCGAAGGATTCAATTCAATGATGATCCTACAGTGTACATCGCCTGCAATGACGAAGACATTCTCTTTAAGGACGAAGATGAGTGAACTAGAGCAAGGTAAAGAGCAAGAAGTAGAGATTGAAGCAATTGATCCTCCTGAAGAGGGGGATGAAACGGAAACTGAATCCGAAGCCGGTTCCGGGAAAGAACAGGAACTCACCGATGCAGAACAACGGGCAGCTGCGAGCGGGTGGATGCCGCTCAAAGACTGGGTTGCAGCAGGATATGAGGAAGATGATTGGCGCTCCGCTCGGGAGTTTAACGACCGAGGGGAACTGATCGGTTCCATCAAGACGCTCAACAAACGAGTTGAGCAGTACGATAAAGCACTGAAAGCGTTTGCGAAGCACCACGAATCAGTCTTTGAAGCAGCCCATAAACGGGCGATTGAAGACCTGAAAGCGCACCGCAAGTTGGCCCTTAAAGAGGGTGACCCAGTGCTAGCAGAAGAGATCTCCGAAGAGATCGAGCATGAAAAGGAAGAGTTCCAACGGCAACAGGCCGAAATGAAGCCTGTGGCTGCGCCCTCTGCCCCTCCGACTCAAGCTGCGGCGGTAGCCGAAGTTAAAGAGTGGGGTGCTCGAAACGAGTGGTACACCAAAGACGAAGATCTACGCGAAGCTGCAAACGGATTCATGCTGGCCTACATCCAGAAAGAACGCGCCAAGGGTAATACGCCAACCCGGTTGGAAGTCCTTGAACACGCTACCCGCAAGGTGAAGCGTCTTCAAAAGACAGAAACCCCGGCAAGGCGGGAACCCCCGGCTATGGGTGTACGCGGCAAGACTCCTTCGAAGGGTGGGAAGATTTCGATCCAACTGACCCCGGAGGAGAAACAAGTAATGAAGGCGCTGGTGGACTCGGGGGAAATGACTCGGGAACAGTACCTCAAAGAGATTGCAATGACTAGAGGAGCTAAGTAATGTCTGAAGAGCAGACACCTGTCGAATCAACTGAACCTGTTGTTGTGAAGCGCAAGCGTGGTCGTCCTCGCAAAGGTGAGGAAGTCAACAAGCCTGCCAAGGTTGAACAAACCCCGCAACAGAACTTTGAGCAGATCAAAGCCAAAGCTACACAAGAAACAAGTCCGAAGCGGACAAAAAGAGTGCCTTTAGGGAGGCCGCGAAACGTGTTGTCCGTTCTTGATCAAGATCCCAACTGGCAGTATCGGTGGATCAACGACAAGAACGACCGTCTTGAACGGGCTAGGGAAGGTGGCTACGAGCCAGTCCTTGGTGGGCATCGCGTGGGAGATACGACCTTTGACGGTGGCCAGAATCCAAAGTTCGGGTCAGCTGTCGCCAAACAAGTCGGCGGTGGAATGTGGGCAGTCCTCATGCGAATTCCACGTGAACTATATGAAGAGGATCAGAAGGCGAAGATGGACAAACTCCTCGACGCCGAGCAACAAATGGTACGGGATGCAAATAGTGCAGAAGGGCGCTACGGAAGTGTTATCGGTCTAAACCGCCGAGAAGTATTGAAGTAGCAGACTCTTGTCTGTGTTGATTTGCCCCGTGATTTAATCCTTTTCAACAGGAGAATAACATGGCAAACAAAGATGCAGCGTTCGGTCTGAAACCCGTTCGCCATCTTAACGGGAACCCGTGGAATGGTATGGTTCGGATGTATCTGGCCGAATCGGCGAATGCCATCTACATTGGTGACCCGGTCATTCACGGCGGCGATGCTGGCGACGCGGGCACTACCGTAAACGGTATTGACTGCGAAGGTATGCCCTTGTGCGACGTAGGAGCTGCGGCCTCGGCCAAGTTCCTCGGCGTCATGGTCGGGCGTCTTCCTAGCCAAACGGACCAGTCGATTCTTTATCGAGTGGCTTCGACGAACACTATCTGTCTGGTGGTTGATGACCCCAGCGTGGTGTTTGAGGTGCAGGAAGATGGCGCGATTGCGGCCACTGCGGTTGGTCTTAACGGTGACCTGACGAGTTTCTCGTCTGGTAACACCACTACGGGCCTTTCGGGTGTCGAGCTGGATAGCTCGACGGTTACTACTACGGCAACCCTGAGCGTTCGCGTTCTCGGCTTGGCGAAGCGTCCTGACAACGCAATCGGCACGAATGCGGTGTGGGAAGTGGTCTTCAACGAGCATGAGTACAACTTCGGCGTTCTGGGCGTTGGCACCTAATAGGAGGGAATAACAAATGCCTATCAACACTGGTAATTTCGCAAAGGCCCTCCGCCCCGGCGTAAATAAGTGGTACGGGGAAGGGTACAACGACCACCCGGTCGAGTGGAGCCAAATCTTTACCAAGCATACCAGCCGTAAGGCGTGGGAAGAAGACATCGGCGTGTCGGGCTTCGGCCTCGCGCAGATCCTTGGTGAAGGTGCGTCGGTCACCTATGACACGATGCGTCAAGGCTTCATCACTCGCTACTCGCACGTCGAGTACGCCCTTGGCTTCATTATCACGAAGAACATGATCGCAGATGATCAGTACGACGTGATTGCCAAGAAGCGCGCTCGCGCGCTGGGTATGTCGATGCGTCAGACGAAGGAAACGATTGCGGGGAACATCCTCAACCGTGCCTTCAACGCGTCGTACACCGGCGGCGACGGCCTCGAACTGTGTTCCCTCCTCCACGTCAACGTGGCGGGTGGAACGTGGCAGAACGAGCCGACCACTGCCTCTGACCTGTCGGAGTCTGCCCTTGAGCAGGCGTATATCGACATGGGTGATTGGACGAATGACCGCGGCCTCAAAATCGCTGTCCGTCCCAAGAAACTCATCGTCCCGACGGAACTCGAATTCGAAGCTGCCAAGCTGATGAAGACCGAGTACGAGGTGGGTACTGCGAACAACACGGTCAACGTGGTTCGTTCGAAGTATCCGGGTGGGGTGCATGTCAACCACTACCTGACGGATGCGGATGCGTGGTTCATTATCACGGACGCGCCTGATGGCCTGAAGTACTTCGAGCGGGAAGCTGATTCCTTCTCGGAGGATAACGATTTCGACACCAAGAACCTGAAGTATATGGCGCAAGCCCGTTACAGCTTCGGCTGGACGGACCCGCGTGGTATCTACGGTTCGCCGGGTGCGTAATCGGGAAGTACGACTCCCCTAGTTTCTTCGGAGGCTAGGTGGGCAGGGGAAACCCTTGCCCTTGTAACAAGAGTTGGCGGATCTCCAAAACCGCCACTTTTTCCATAACGCTAGTGCTGGCGGGTAGAACCGCTGGTAGGAGAACAAAATGGCTACTGGCACTAACTTCAAAAACGGTATTGCCACCCGTAACAAATATAGTGGCAACGTTGACACGGCTAGCAAGCTGCAATACAAAGATGCAGCTTCTAGCAAGATGGTCAAGAAGACAGCAGTAATTCACTGCATCGGTTCCGAGGCGGACAACTCGGAGCAAACTACGGCGTTTACCTTTCCGGCTAATAGCCGTATCACCGATGTATACATCAACGTTCTGACGGCGGATGCCGGAGAAACGGTGGACATCGGTACGGAAGGTACGTCGAATGATCCTGACGGCTTTGCGAGTCTTCTCTCGCTGGCTGCAACGGGGATTGTGCGTCCGGGAGTGACGGTTACAACCGGCTCGAATGAGTCGTACTTGTCGGCGGCTACTCGCGGTGCCTTGCTGGCGACGTTTGTTGCTGGCACGGATGTCACAACGGATGTTGGAACGTATGTGGAAGCCCCGTATATACTGGCAACCGCTGACCCTTTGAGCTACACCTGCTCTTCGGGTACGGACACTGCCGTTTTCGACATTATTGTTGAGTACGAAGTTCTCGTCTCAGAAGCCGTTTAAAGGAGGTTCCAATGGCTACTGGAACTAACTACAAAGGCGGGATTTCGTTTCGCACTAAGTACAGTGGCAACGCGGATTCCGTCAATAACTATGAGCGTCGGGCAAAAACCAAGCCCGTGCACAAGACGGCTACAATCCACTTCGATGGGGCAGATGCGGCTGGGGAGTTTAATACTGGTCTAACCATCAAGGCTCCGTTTATGATTCATTCGGTGGCTATGAACACCGTTACGGCACAGTCTAGTGTCGCACTGAGTCTGGGTGGTAATGCTGCCTCGGGGGCAGGAGATGATCCCGACGGGCTAATTGCTTCTTCGGAAGTGACGGCCGGATTTCGTCCCGCTAAGGGGTATGTGGTTACAGTAGGAACTAACGAATCCTACTTCGCAGCGCCAGCGCTCAATGCTCTAACCTATGCTCCGGCAGGAGTGTTGCTGGCAACTTTGGTTGCTGGCTCTGACGTTACCACGGATGTTGGGACTCTAGTTGAGCATCCCTACATTGGTTCCGTGGATATGCCGATCACTATTACTACAGGTGGGGCAATCACTGGAACGTGTGACTTCATCATCGAGTACACAGAGTTCGTGCAGGAGGATAAGTAATGTTCAAGATCTTTGATGTGGATGTCGATGCCGAAGCCACGGATGGGACTACTCTTGTAGCGGGACTCACAGGAGCTGGTCCTTGGACAAATGCTGATTGGGATGTTGGGTCTGCGGATGGGGCCATGAGTGATGGTCTTGCCCACAAACTCAACTTCACTTCGGCTGCCAACCTTTCCGGTATCACCCTAACCCTTACGGGCACGGATGCTGACGGCAAGGCGCAGACGGAAGCCCTGACGGGACCCAATGCAGGCACCGTTGTGTCGGCCAACTACTACAAAACCTTTACGGCTCTCTCGGTTTCTTCGACTCTGGGAGCCAACACACTGGACGTGGATTTGTCCGATGAAGTGGTTACCTCTACCTATCAACTAGATGCTCATTCCTCGAATGCGGCCTCTCTGCATGTTGATATTACGGGAACCATCGACTACGATGTACAGATGATTCTAGGGGCGCGGGTTGGAGATTTTGCCACCCCGCAACAAAGTGCAGTCTGGATTCCGATTACCGCGTTTGACGGCAAGACCGCCGACGTACAGGGCGCTGCTCCTCTCGGGGCGTCCGCTGTGCGTTTGGTTGTCAACTCGTATAGCACGGGGGCGGAGGCTCAGTTGTACATTGCCCAGCCACTAGACCACTGATGAAACTAGACGTAAAAGATAGCAAACTCGCTATTGCGATCCCGACGGCATCAGGCAAGGTTCCCCTTGACCTGATGACCGCCGTGGTCAATGCACTGGTGGAGTTAGATAGGCTAGGTGTAACTTATGAGTTCCTGAAAGAGCAAGGCAACTCGCTCATTCAGTTTGCCCGTGAGTCTCTAGCCTTTTCTTTTTTGGAAACCGAATGTACGCATGTTCTCTGGATTGATGACGACATCGTTCCAGATCCGTCTCACATTGTGCGTCTGTTGTATCTTGCCCAGCACTATCCAATGGTTGGTGCGGCCTATGTTACCAAAAACTTCGATAACCCGAAGTTCATTGTGAAGAACATTGAACCGGGGGAATTAGGGCTATACAAAGCCGACGGTATGGGCTTAGGGTTTGTCTGTATGCAGCGTCAGGTAATTGAAGACATTGCTAAGGACACCAGTGACGACATGTTCCGCGTGTACAAGGAGACGTTGGAAGACGGCTCCAAGAACAAGGTGGGGGAAGACATGCACTTCTTTCGGATGGCCAAAAAGCAAGGTTACCAGCTCTACGTGGATCCAACGATTCAACTTGGACACGATGGGCATTTCCGATACAAGGCCAGTCTAAGGGAGGCAATCAAACGTGGTTCCAAGAGGTCCTAAAGACTACGCTGAATTGGGCGCGTGGAACGTCTACTGCGACCGCTGTAGGCGTAAATACAAGAACCATGAACTCCGCAAGGAGTGGACAGGTCTAATGGTCTGTGGTAAGTGCTGGGATCCCCGCAACCCGCAGGATTTTCCTAAAGACATCCGAGAAGACATTGCACCTACGTGGTCGCGTCCGTCTCGAGGTGAAATCGACGGTTCTCCAGATTACACATCAGCTGGGGTACAAGAAACCTCCGTTCCGTCTGGAACCTTCGACGATAACAACGGGACTATATAGAATGCAAATCCAGCAAATGCACCTAACAGATTCGTCAAAAACCGTGGGGGATATTCTAAGCGTGTCTACTGTTGTTTCCACTCTCATGGGCTGGTTACCCGCAATTGCGGCGCTGGCCACCATCATCTGGACATGCATTCGGATCTATGAGACGAAGACGGTACAGGATTGGTTGAAGAAACGTAAAAAGGATAAGTAACAATGGCGACGTCAGGCTCGTATGATTACGACAACACAGCCGCAAACTTCATCACAGATGCTCTGTTGCACATCGGAGTTCTTGGTACGGGCGAAACCGTAGCCACGGCGAAACAGACGGAACTGCTCCGAAAGTTCAACTATCTGGTGAAGTGGTTGGCGGGGAGAAACATGCCGCTGTGGTCGCGTAAGCGAGGAGCAATCCTGCCCACGACCGGGCAGAACTATATCGCCAACGGTACCCGCACGGTAGCTTGGAATGGCTACACCAGTACCACACTTGCGTCTGCGGCTACGGCCTCACAGGCGGATATTGTGGTGACTAGTGCCTCCGGGTTTGGCGATACCTACGTGGTAGGACTTGAGTTGGATGACGGCACGTTCCAGTGGTCCACCCAGAGTGGGGCGGCTGTTGGTACTACGGTCACTCTTGCCGATAATTTAACGGATACCGCAGCTGCTGGGAACCGTGTGTTCGTCTACGATGGCGGCACGGCTAGCAACCTTATTTCAACTCCCCTACAGATCTACCACGCGAACATCTTGGATCTTACCAACAATGCTCGGTGGCCCATCAATCTTTCATCGGAGAAGGACTACTACCGGCTTGGGGACCTAACCGTCACAGGAACTCCCCACACCCTCTTCTTCGATTCGCTACTCAATACGGGTACCTTTTGGTGGTATCCCCGCTGGACGACTTCCAGCGCAGACCAGATCATCGAATTTTCGTATCGAACCACCTTCCAAGACTTGGATGCAACGACCAACACCCTCGACATCCCTCAAGCGTTTCATTTGGCCGTAGTCATGTATCTGGCTGCCCTAGCGGCTGGCAACTATGGCATTGATGCTTCCGAACGGAAAGGACTGTGGTTGGAAGCGGAGAACGTGTATCAGGAGGCCTTGGCTTCCGTGACCCAGACTCTTTCGATCAAGTTTGAACCCAATTACGAAGGCGAAGTGCCTTATGGCTCTTAAGACAGAGGTCAAACGGATTAAGTTGGCGGGAAATCCTAGTCGGCGTACTGACGCGACTACGAGTGCCATTGACCAGCTTTATACAAACTGTTTCGCAAGACCACTGCAAACGGTGGATGGGGAAACAAAAATCTACGTTGAGAAGCGCCCGGGCTTGTGGAACAACGGAGGGGCTCAACCAAATAGTGGTGTTAAAGGAAGCAACATTCACGCAGGGTCAGATAACTATTGGTATTCTGCTTGGGCTGATGGTTCTGTGTACAGAAATAACAGTCAGATTGGCACTATTGATGGGGGTGTAGGAGTTGGATATATCACCGAGGGAGCAATTGATGCCTCCTTGACGGGGATGATCATTTTTAGTGCAACGGGTATCACTGGCGCAACCCCAGCAGGTGGGATCTATCTGTTCAATATCACCTATGATGAAACGGCAACTACATTTACGGCGGATACCACATCTGCATCGCCGACCCTCACAAACTGTACTGGTGGGGTGTTTACTGCGCAAGAAGTAGCGGTTGGACAACTACTCAGTGGCACCGGGATTCCGGCTAATGCGCGTGTTCAGGCCGTGGACTATGGAGCGGGCACCATTACGATGGGAAGCGACGACGCAACCACGGTAAATGCAACCGCAACCAATGCCGGGATTACGGTAACACGCGAGCATCTTCAGAAACTGATGAGTGCTAATATGCCGGATACGAATACTTGTCCGTATGCGTGTTTCATGGATGGCTACATCTTCTTCATCGATGAGAAGGGACGGCTGTACAATACACAGTACAACGATTACCATACTCTTCATGCTACCAATTATCTAGCCACCTCTTTGCGGGGAGCGCAGATCGGTGGCATTGTCGTGGTAAAAAACAAGATCATGGTTGTGACCGAAGAGGAAGTTGGTTTCTACCAGAACGTAGGCAACCCGCAAGGATCCGTATTGAAGCGGGTGCCCGAGATGACCCTAACTGTGCCTGCGGCAAATCGAAGCACCGGGGGTTATCACACTCTGCATTCCTTGCGCAACTATGTTGCAATTGCTAATGGGTACAACACATATCTCTACAATATTGACACCCACCAACTGGAACAAATCTCAGACGACCTTACCCGTCAAGAAAACTTCATTACCACGGGGGGTAGTAACCCCGGCGTTCGATTGATTCGGTATTTTGGTCGAGACTATGTCCTCGTCACCTATCAAGACACCAGTACCGCCCGGGATACGATGTGTTATGACATCAAGAACAAACTTTGGACTAAACTCGATTTTAACAAAACCATGATTGGAGCTTCGTCAGGTACTCAAGACACCGTCTATTGGATCTCCCTAAATGATACGGGCGGTTATGTAGATAGGTGGCAGGATCGAAGCAATATGGTGTGGCAAGACTATAATGCACAGTCGTACACCATGACTATCCAAACGGCTCGCGCTGACTTTGGAACACAAAGATACAAGCGAGTCCGTAGACTGACTCTAATTGGCGATGAGCAGTTGTCTGCGGCCTCGGTGAGTATCCAGTGGTCCGATGACGACTACCAGAACTTCAACACTGCTCGTACAGTGGATATGGCAGACAACCGAGGAACCATTACGGAACTTGGAGTAATGAGACGTCCGGCTTTCAAAATTACTAACAGTTCCAATACTCCGCTTCGTCTCGAAGCTATCGAATTGGAATTTGAGGTACTTGAACGATGATTGTGCTAGCGCTCGACACTACTTCTCTTGAGATGTATCTGGGAGGGGCGGTAACCACCAACGAGTTAGATTGGGCGGTCAACTACACTCAAGAGTTCTATATGCTTGGAATTGTGGCAGAAGCTACCAACACGGGTACATCCAATGGTGCAACGGACGTAACAATGCTTGCTGCCCCTATTCCGGGGGCTCGGCGTATGGTGCGGTCCATCTCAATCTACAACAAGGATACGGTGTCTGCTACCGTTACGGTTCAGATCAACATCACTACCGCAGACAGAATCATTATATCTCACGCACTGGCTGCGGGAGAGACTTTACACTTCGAGAACAATCAAGGGTGGTACGTTACCTAAATGAAGTCGAGAATCTACACGGATGGGGAATTCCTACGGGGAGATGGCTCTTCTTGGCCCGACACCGTTGATGCAGCAACCCTCGCTGGGCTGCTGGATCACGGCCTGTTGACGGGCCTAGGAGACGACGACCATACCCAGTATCTCCTGATCGATGGCACACGAGCCATGACAGGGGACCTCAATGTAGACACGAATAGTGTCCTTCTAGCCGAGGTTGTGGACCCCGGTTATGCGGATGCCAATGAGGTGTGGATTCACGCCCAAGATGTCGCGGGTATTACCCAGCTACACTATAACACTGAGATTCACAAGTGGACTCTAGCCCAAGACCAATGGGTCGTCGCTAGGAACACGAGCGGTTCTTCGATGACGGCTGGACAAGTCGTCAAGGTCTCAGGCTCCACAGGTTCTCGCCCGGAGATCGCTCTTGCCGATGCCGACACGGATCACACAATCTTGGGGATTCTCCAAGACGCAGTAGCGAACAACGGCTACGGGGCGGTGGTTATTCACGGTTATGTGCGGAACATCGATACAAGTGCCTTTGTCGCGGGAGACGAACTCTACCTGTCTCAGACGGCAGGGGGTTTGACGACGACGATTCCAACCCAACCCGCTTACGGGATTGAAGTGGGGCAGGTGATCACTGCCCACGCCACACAGGGCATTATCTACGTTAACAGCCACGAACACGCTGTGATCACCATCTCTGATGCGTACTTCGGGGCCGATATTCATCTGGCTGCGGGGAGTGTTCTAAACTGGAACAGTGGTGCGGCAACGATTACGGAGACATCCGGAACACTAGCTATCAGTGCGTTGTCTACCGCCTCGGCTACCATCACGGGTGGCACGATTACCGGCATCACCGATCTTGTAGTTGCGGACGGTGGTACAGGACGTAGCACGGCTACAGCCTATGCCGTGATCTGTGGAGGCACGACAGCCACAGGCGCTCATCAGAGTATCGCCAGCGTAGGGACATCGGGACAGGTCTTGACCAGCAATGGTGCGAGTGCTCTCCCGACCTTCCAAGACGCAGCTAGTGGTGGAACCCTCACGGTGTCCCAACAGGTATTCACGGCAAGCGGGACATGGACGAAGCCCAGCAATCTTGTTGCTGCCCTTATTGAGTTGGTTGGGGGTGGAGGGGGTTCTGGGGGTTGTGAGGCAACGGGTACTGGAGAAAGCAATGGAGGGGCAGGAGGAGGTGCCGGAGGTTATTCCCGGAAACTTGTTTTGACAGCTTCTCTTGGATCTACCGAAACCGTAACAATCGGAGCCGCCGGAGCAGCCGGGGGCTCAGGTACCGCAGGAGGTACTGGAGGGACCACTTCGTTTGGGGCGCATTGTTCCGCAACAGGAGGTACAGGCGGGGGCGTTGGTGCTTCATCCACCTCTGTTGTTCCTAGCCAAACGCCGGGGACAGGAGGCACGGGATCAAGCGGTGATGTTAACGTCACGGGTGCTGGTGGCCTTCCGGGCATTGGTTTTGCTAACGCGTCTCGAGGATTAGGTGGCAAAGGCGGAGACAGTCTGTTAGGAGGTGGGGGTGCTGGTGTGGTATCAACCTCGACACATAACGGAACAGCCGGTGGAAATTATGGTGGTGGCGGAGGAGCGGGCGCAACAGGTCAAAGTCAATCCGCCCACGGAGGCAGTGCTGGCGCAGCCGGTATTGTTATTGTAACTGAATACAGATTTGTATAAGGACATATGATCTATATCGTAACCGGAATGCAGAGATCAGGAACCTCGATGGCTATGAGCGGAGCGCAGGCAGGGGGAATTCCTCTGTACTACAATCCTCTGCGGGACAAAGAATTCAATGAGGGGGAGAAAGCCAACCCCGGTAGTCTATACGAACCCCACATTACGGACTTCACCCGAGTTGGGTTTCCAACTATGTACGACGGCCACGCAATCAAATTCCTTATGGGATGGCTTGGCCATCTGGCAGTACATGAACCGGGCTACAGCGTTGTCGTAATGAAACGCGACCCGGCAGAGATTATGGAGAGTTACCAAGAGTCACATCCTAAGCAGGCCCGGATGTACAATCCTGAGCAGTGGATCAAGGAGTATCCCGCTCGATTTGAGGAATTGGTACGAACCCTAAAGAATAGACGAGATGTGAAGAAGCTGCTGGTAGTGGAGTTCAAGGACTTGCTCCAACATCCAGAAACCACGTTTGCGCGTTTTGCGCAGGATTGCGATTGGCCGCTCGATCCGGAGAAAGCGGCAACAATGATTGAGAGAGGTACAGAAGATGTATGATTCATACACTGGCGAATATCTAGGACCAGCGACCAGCTATAGCATTGGTGGAGCAATCTACACTCCCTCTACCGGGACGTGGACTGATCCATACAACGGAGGGATTGTACAGGCTCCGGCGAACTACTCTACAGTTACCAACGATGTTGGTACAGTAGAGGCGTTTACACCTATTGCTGATCCCACGGTAGTTGCCAATACGGACATCGGGTCGTTGCAGACCGTCAATGAGACAGATGTCTACAACTACCAACAAACAATCGATGCTCTAACCGCAATTGGGTTTACCCCTGAAGACATTGCTCTAGCGGAGAGCATCTATGGGGTTCACATGTGGGATGGCTTGTCATATCTCGCCCAAGATCCCACCATCGCGTCTACGTGGACAACCCTAAGTCCGGAAGCCAAAGAAGCTTCCCTGACAGGTATGTACGACATCTACAAGGGGTATCTGGATACCGGCAGCCTATTCGATATTGGTGATATGGCGGCAGACTTCATGCAGTTCATGTCGTCTCCGGGAATGATGCTCATTCTTGGTGCCCCGGCCCTAGGTGGGGCCATTACCGGCGCATTGACAACGGGTACACTAGAAGGAGCACTCTCTGGCGCAACTACCTTTCTGGATGAACTGGCGAACGCCGGTACTCTTTCCGAGTTGCAAGCTGTTGATGCCATCATGCCGGAAGCGGGGTATCAAGCAGGGAGCCTGCTGGATCCGTCCCTTACAACGGCAACCACGGGTAGTACACTGCTTGATCCAAACTACAATGATCCCTTCGGGAATCAAGTATTCGACACCACTACTACGGTAGATCCCTCAACACTACTTGACCCGGCCTACAATGATCCATTTGGGAACCAAATATTCGATACTACCACCACGGTAGACCCGACACTGCTTGATCCAAGCTATACGGATCCTTTTGGTGGGGAGGTGTTTGATAACGTACAGCCTAGTTTGTGGGATCAGATCACCGAAACGCTTGGGCTGCCTTCGGGGTCTTTGAGTTCCCTAGGCACTCTCACGGGAGATCCGCTACAAGCACTCACTTCTCTACTTAGTGGAACTAGTGGAACGAGTGGTACTTCTGGTACCGGCGGACTGCTTGACTTGCTTGGAGGGCTGGGCGGAGCGTGGGCATCGTATGACTATTCCAATCAGATGGAAGACATGCTCAACATGGGCATCGAGGCGGTGCGCTGGAAGGATCCGTTCTGGGATGCTCTGGCAAAATCCGTGGGTACCTCGGGTATCGGAGGCACGGCATATGGTGATGCCATTGCCAACAACGTCACGAATACTCAAGCCGCCCAAGGCTACACGTTCTCCGGCAACATGCTACACGAACTGGCTTCCGGGTTGAACGACGCTAGCCTTGACGCAATCAAGACCTTCGATACAGCGGCTCGTCCGACGTCGAATGTCTATGGAGACATGTTCTCGTCCTTTGGCCCGGCTATCTCCAGCCAGTGGATGAACACCCTTGGCTCTCTTGGGAATCTCTCAGGAAGCACGGGGGGAACAACGGACTACAGTTCCCTGTTCAATACTGTTGAGGGTCTGTGGGACGGCATTACCAACATCTTTAGTGGCAGTGGAAGCACTTCCACCAACCCGTATGAAGGGCTCTACCTATGAGAGATCCATTTGACACCATGAACAATGGGGGGTACTTCAACCCCTACATTGCTGGCCGTGACGCTGCCCGGAAAGAGAGGGAACAGTCTAAGCTTCGAGAGATCGAACAGGCTGGCAACCTCTCAGTCATTCAACAGCGCTTGCAGAAGATGCGGGACTTCGATGAAGCCCGCAACTCAAGGCTTGCCAAGTACAAGTACGACGAGAGCTATTACGGAGCTAAGGCTCCCTTGGCTGGCGAGGAAGCAGGCTACGATGTCTCGAAGAAGGGACTGGATAACCAGACCGCTACCTTCGAACTACGGAAGAAGCGCAACGATCTGATGAAGTCGATGATGCCCGCCATTATGAGGATGCGTCAGACCAACCCAGAAGCAGCGGCCAAACTATACAACCGCCTCTTCGGGGAGAAGGGTCTGTACGGCCCGGGGGCAGGCCTTGTCATGGACGAGGCAGGCGCTATCGGAGATCCGTCTATGGATCCGAAACAGATGAATGCCGTGGAGATGGAGAGGCAACGTCGCCTCACGCAAGCGGCAGGCGAGGGCCAGCGCCAGAAGAACTGGAAGTCGCGTAAGGAATGGGAACAAGCAAACGAGAACGTAACCGTCATCGACGCAGAGGGCAATCCTCATATGATGCGTCAGGCAGATGCCGAGGCCTATGTGGCAGAGGCTGCGGATGGTTCACGTATCGTAGGCAAGGCAGGAAGCTACAGCCCCACTACTACCGCTCGTCAGGAATACTCTAGGGCGAAGACCCTATCCAGCAACATCCAGAAAGAGATGAAGCGCCTGATCCCGTCGGATCAAGCCAAGATTAGCAAGCCCAATGTTGCTTCCTTGCGGGAGTCTATCGACGACTGGAAACGTCAAGCGATGAATATCTCCGAACCCAACCTTCGTTCCCAAGTGGAAGACAGCATCAACCGGGCAGAGCGGATCCTTCCGATTCTGGAGCGGGCCGCTTCTGAGAACCTTTCTCTTGGAGAGATGTTGGAACGCATGAAGAAAGGTAAGTCCGGAGGCCAAACAAGTTCGGGTGGGTTTAAGCTAGTTCAATAACTAGGAAGGACACTGTGGCACAATACAAGGTACAAGCACCGGACGGTAGCATAATGACCCTCGAGGGTCCTGATGGTGCCGCTGAAGCAGACATCCTGAAGGCAGCAGAAGAGTTGTACCAACCCTCAAGCGGATTCGGCCAGAAGGCGCTGGATCTCGTTGGTGAGGGTTTTGGTGCTGTGGGTGAGGCAGCAGGAGCCCTAGTGGGCACTGGCAGGGAAGCTATGCACGGGTTCCAAGACAACTGGACTGGTCGTGCTGCCGACACCGCCGAGCAGTTTGGGGAGGATTGGGAGAGGGCAGCCTCATCTGGGGCTAACTGGAAGGCCGGGGCTAATGCCATTGCTGGCATCCCGGGGCAATCAGCGGCAGGCCTAATGGCCGTGCCGGGGCTGGCCGAGCAGGCCATCTTCGGGGAAGACCCCGCAGCCTTGAACGAACTGGTGAAGAACTTCGAACGCCGCTCGGAGGATTGGTCATGGCACCCCTTCAAGGGGGAGGATGTGGCCAACGTCCAACAGGAAGGCATGAAGGGCTTCGAGTCGATGGAGAAGGACATCACCGACAACATCGTTACCGCTGCTGGTATTACCAACCTTGATGCCCAAAACGCTGTCCAGTCCGCCGTCCGGTACACCCTCGAGATGGGCCTACCCGGAGAGGTGGCTATTCGCCACATCATCTCCAAAATGAATGTCAAGCCCTCGAAGGCCCTGCTGGACCACATCCAAGGGATCTACGACAAGATCGAGTACGCCAAGAGGGCCGAGGCCAAGAAGAAGGCCGAGGTAGACGCTTATGAGGCTTTACAGCGGGAGCTGGATGAGCAGGACCCCACGGCCCCTCAGTACGGTCGGGGGGATCTGACCACCCCGCCGGAGCTGGAAGCCCTGAATAGGGAGTACCAAGCCCCCATGGAAGGGGTGGCTATCCCGGAGATGTCCCAGAAGGCCACCAGAGCCTCCCTGCGCGAAGCAGGGGAAGGGGCAGGCCTAGGTATAGCCGAGCGCCTAGAAACCGCTCCTGAGCCCTCTGCTGGCCTCGAATTCCAGCCTTGGAGGTCCCCGGAAGACAAAATGGCCTATCCCACCCCCGATGTGGTGGAAAAGGCCGGTCGGGCAGGTCCGGAGCCGGTAGATCTGGCCAAGCGGGCTGAGATCACCACGGCTGCCAAGACCCTGTACGAGAAGATCGAGCGAGCCCTGCGGGGCGAGAAAATGGCCCAACGCTGGCGACAGCGGGGGGCGGTAAGCCCAGAGCTGTTCACCAAGAGCCGGTCCTTCGACCACGAGGGACGCCGGTATCAGATGTTCCCGAGAGGGGAGATCCCGGAGGCTGTGATGAAGCAGGTAGGGGACACTGTCAATCTGGACTTCGTGAAGAAGAAGCCGGGGGATTACGTTTCCATGGTCGTGCGGGAAGGCACAGACCCGGTGGGCTACGTCGTATTTAAGAAGGTTGGGGATGCCCTCCAAGCCGAGATGGTACGCATGAAAGACGGGTACCACGGGGCGGACCGGATGTATGAGATCTTCCAGCAGTTTGCTGACATTGACCGTTCGTTGGCACAGTCCGATGCGGGTGTCCGCATGTGGGAGAAGTGGAGGGAGCAGGGTAAGACCACTAGGGAAGGCACTCGCCGTCCCTTGGGTGGCACTGGCAAGAAGGGGTTTGGTCAGGGTGGTGCCCTGTCTATGGAGCCCATCAAGAACTTGTTTGAGGCCCGCAAGGCGCGCAAGTTCCAACAGTTCAAGGACGCAGTACGGGAAGAGTTTGGCCATGCCTACTCGGATGAAACAATTCAGACCGCGTGGGACATGCTTAAGGAACAGCCGGTTGATCCGGTGTTCACAGACTTCCACAACGAGGAAGTCATGCGTACTGCGCTGGGTCAAGGATTGGAAGACTACTCGTCTGCCCCTCCTGACCCCACGAAGTTGGAAGAGGTCTTCGACCGCACCTCCGTCAAGGATCTTGACCCGGGCAACGTGAAGAAGTTCTTCCGTGCTGCTGTGTCGGGACTAGCCTACTTGGGAAGAATCACAAACCATCCCTTGATCAAGGCGGGTGGTATTGCCACTCAACGGGCTCACTTCCTTGCCCAAGCCCGTACTCGGAAGTGGATTGGCAAAGAGTCGCCGTTGTATGCGGCCATGACCGATCTTCGGAAGAGCGGACTAGAAAACAAGAAGATCTTCCTTGACGTACTGAAAGAACATGAGGGGTTGAAGGATCTGACCGACGCTGACTTGCGTCGCTACCCGGAGAAGGTAGCCACAGCACTCAGGGAGTACCGGAAGGTCAGTAAGGAAATGTATGACGCCCTGAAACAAGGCAACGATGCCTTTGGGATCATCACCCGCCCGTACAGGGAAGGGTGGGCTCCCGGCATCTTCAAGGGCCGATACTACGTCTCTGGAACCCTAGACGGCAAGAATGCCGGTTGGTTCTGGGCAGACAGCAAGCGTCAACTCAAGAAGATGATTCCTGAGCTAGAGAGAATGTACCCGGACATGAAGTTTGGGCTAGTCCAAGACTCGCTGCGAGGCAAGTGGGACAAGGCACAGGAACACGGGGCCGTGATGATGACCCTCGAACACATCATGGACAGCTTCGACGCTGCTGACCCGAAGATGAATCAAATCCGGTCAGCTATCCAGCGGATGCTGGAGGGCGACCCCATGACCTATGTTGGTCGCCATGGACGTACAAAGAAGGGCGTCGAGGGCGCCATCGGCTTTGAGCCACACAAGAGTACCAAGAAGAACTTCGACAACTTCGTGGTTCACTTTCTTGGCTACGCCGAGAACCTTGCCAAGTATGCTGAGTACGGCCAGATGGACAAGTACATCAAGGAGATTACCGATTCCTCGCGCTTCCGCCATCAGGCGGAGGCCCAAGCTGCCATCAAGGCTGTGTGGGAGAGGAACTTCCTAGGTAAGCCGTCCGAGCTGGGTGCCAAGCTGAATGTCATCGCTGACTCCATGAGCGCCATTGTTGGTGAACTTCCGGGAATGGATGCGAACTCGGTGCGGAAGCTGAATCAGATCTCCAAGAAGGCGTTCTTCTCGATCCTGTTCGGCTTCTACAACATCAAGTTCCTCGCCACGCAGATGTTCCAGCCTGCTCAGTTCATCAGTGCGACGTATGCTGAGATTGCTGCCAAGATGAATGCCAACCCCTTGTCTATGACGAAAGCCATCACAAAGGGGATGGGCGACTCCATCATGTCGGCTTTCAATGAAGGGGGCCTGAGCAAGGAGATGCGGGACGCTCTGGCCTACGCTGAGAAGCACGGTGTCTTCGACCCCATGTTCATTGAACAGTTCGAGACGTTCGGGGAGAGCCTGATTAACAACAAGACGGTAGAGTGGGTGACCGGGGCAGAGATGATCCGCCTCATGGAAGCCAAGGCTCGTAAGCACTTCTTCATTCAGGCCTACCACGCCGTCAAGGAAGCGGGCATCAAGGATGCCGCCAAGGCTGCGGACCTAGCCGCCAACTTCACTAACGAGAAGATGGTGAACTACGCCCCGCAGTTCCGCCCGCTACTCTACACAACCCTCGGCCCGGTGGGGCAGCTTCTGTCCCCGCTGACCACCTTCAAGCACAACTACTACAGCCAGCTGGCACAAGTGATTGCGGAGTCCAGCAAGGCGGGTGTCAACCCGACCTATGTGATCCCGGTTGCTATGATGCTGCTGTCGCAGATCCTGTTTGCCGGACTCTATGGACTCCCGCTGGTGCAGGAGTACGAGACGGTGGTGGATGTGCTGAAAGATCAGGGCGTGATCGACCGTCAAACCAACGCCAAGCTATCGGATGTGATCACGGATCCCACTCGCCTAGCCAACGCCGGGTTCACTGAGAACCTAGCCCTGACCGGCATCTTCAACGCTGCCTTCGGGCTAGACTTCCAAGCCTCCTTTGCGGCGGCTGAATTCGTCCCGAGGAACATCGCTCCGGTGGTAGGGATGGCCTACGAGGCCTTCCGTGCTGCGAACAAGGACAACAGTTCTGGATGGGAAGCGGTAGCAGATAAGCTGATGCCGAGAGGCCCGCTGCGCTACCTATGGGAAGAGCAGTACACTGACGAGGAAGGAAACTTCTACGACCCCAAGAAGAGCAAGCATCCGCTTGTCTATCGTCGAGGGCAGAAGGAACGTCTAGCGAACTTGCTGGGGGCTCGTACTGTCGAGGAATCCTACGAGCGTAGGCGCAACTTCGAGAAGGAGAAGCGCAAAGACATTCGAGAGAACGAGAAGAAGAAGTACGTTTCCGAGTTCCGCTCGGCCTACATCAAGGGCGACGAGACGGGAATGGAAGAGGCTGCCGTGAAGATCCTAGAACTTCCGGGCGGAGAAACGACTCTCAAGAACCTCGTAAAAGAAGCGCAGCAAGAACTGACCCCTCAAGAGAAGACAGCCCGTGCTGCGCTTAATGGTTCCGAACAAGCCATTGAGGATCTGATGTACCTCATGGGCAACTAGACAGCCTTACTCAGTTCAATCTCACAAAACTTCTTCATATCCACACAGCGGTTAATCCAGCCTCTACGATACTTTCTGAGGTTGGGTTGCCGCTCGACCAAAGCCAGATAGAAGTCCGTCCTGATGATCAGGAATTTCTTCCAGTCCCCCTTGGCTTGCCGGTCCCACGCCTTAGCGCGTCCCACCCCACAGTTAACCGCAGCGTCAAAGACACAAGCATTGTAGGGCCACGGCAGGGCTGCACATTCTGCTGCCTGCCAATACCAGCGCCACAGGTACTCACACGCCTGTCCTAGGGTCAACTCTTCCACCTTAACATCACCCTTACCATCTCGGTCAAGATCAATCAGGCCATCAATGGTGCCGTCACCGGCATCAGAGATACCATACTTAGTCTTGCCTCCGGGATCGGCCTTGTCGTCCGAAAAGAAGCCCTCCCACTTCTCAGTGAAGCGGAGGGCGTTCCAGAAGTCAGCGGTGTAACTCATAGCAAGGGCCTCGGTAGTCCTTCTAGCCATTCGTTTCGGATCTCCACCACCATGTGTGGAACCCCCCATTCCTGCAACACCAATGCTCTGTGTCTACCATCCATAGCAACCACCTTGTTGTCCTTAATGATGAGATACGGAATAGCGTTCCAAGGGGTGTGCTTACGGATCAGACTCAGACGAAACTCACTTTCATCTCCCTCCGTAAGGGGAGGGCAAAGGTCCAGAAACTCGTCGGGGGTTAGGATAACAAGCCAGTAGTCCTTGTTACCCATCACCCCGATTAGAGTCTGCTTCTCAAAAATTGGAACCCTTTTCATCCTCGTAATCCCAGATCACATGCCCACGTGCCGCGACGCAGTAGTTGTAGAACCGCTTCGCGCGAACCGCAGGCGTAACATCGTCATAGTACCGTTTGTAAATCACTTCAATCTCGAGACGAACTACTCGGTAGAGAGTCTCAATCATCCTTCGAGGAAGGCGCCGCTCGGCGAGTTCTTTCTTGTACTGACGGTCATTCGCCTCGATAGCTGTCGTCTTCGAGATCTTCTGTGCCCTCAGATAGTCACCCACCCGCTCAATGTTCAGAGCGACGTTACGACACTCCATCTTCGAAAATTTGAATTCATGTACAGCGGCTTGCGCCGGAACTACTAGAAGCAGGAAACTCAGCAGTAAGTACTTCATAGTATTCATTCTTCCGGATTGAGCCACTTGGCTCTGTCTTCGTCCGCCATCGAGAACTGTCGCCAGTCCCAGATGTAGACAACGCTAAAGATCACGAAGTTAACCTCCACCCAACAATCATCTGTATCAATCTCGAAGCCTACCTTCATGCCCGAGATGAAGCGTGTGAACCACACTTTGTTAGTCTTAGCCACCGCAGGTTCCTCCCTTGCCGGTGATGTCACAAATATCGTCCTCGGCGTACACGACGTCCTTGTGCTTCAAAGCATCATCATATTGGACGGAAGTGAGCGGCTGACCTCCTCTAGCTCCATCCGGGTAACATGTAAATCCACGCAGTCGTGGCGCATATCCAGCGAGAACTTTAGCAAGGCTTCGCACAAAACGCTCTCGGGACTCCTCAGACTGTCCCTCCCATGATGGTAGATTGATTGTTGAGGAGATCGACATGTCAACGTAATCTTGAACGTCCGCTTGAAATTTGATTCGTCTTTCAGGGTCACTGGAGAGATCGAGAGCAGTTTCGATTTTGTCTGGTTTGATTCCATGGTCTTTTATCAGGAGGTCCGCAGTCGAGTCCACAACGTACTCATAATGCCAACGACTCCCATCTCTAAGGTAACGACGCTTGTAAGCAACAGCAAAGAGAGGCTCAATCCCTGTAGTGGTTCCCGCCAGAATGCCAATACTTCCAGTGGGTGCAATTGCCCGAAAAGCCACAGGGCGGCTAATGAACAACCTGTCACAGTGTTCCACAGCAGCAGTTTCAGAAACATTCTTGTATACCTTTAGCCATTTGTGAAGTTCTGGGGTAACTTCATATTTCTCACCCCGTTTGAGTAACCACTCGTGCAGTCCCATAAGACCAAGCCCGAGTCGTCTATTCTTTTCTCGAACGTCAGCCACCCGTTGGTAGGGGAGGTCAGCCCGAAGTGTCCCACAAACAAGGAACTTGGAAGCAAGAGCCACGACGTCTCGGAATTCATCAAGAGTTTCGAGTCGAGCAACGTTGACAGAACCCAAGTTACATACGTCGCTATCGTCTTCCGATGTGACCTCAGTACAGGCGTTTCGCAGGGTTTCATTTTCCTTTGGTCCGAAGTTGAAGCTGAACCCCGGCTCGCCCGTCTTGCAGGCTTGCCGGACGTTCTCCAAAAAGATTTCGTTCTTCCTCAGCGGACTACCGTCGTACACCCACTTTCCATCCACCTGCGTCGCGTTGATTGACGACGTATCGTAGTTCACGCTGATGTTCGTCATGTCTAGGCTGGCGGGGAAGTTGAAGTCGGTTTCTTTAAGCCGTCGTACTTCGGGTGTCCAATTCTTTGCTTGGAGGAACTTCGACGCGTCTTCATGCCGCCAATTGAGACTGGCGTATATCGCAGAACGACGTGACCCTCCTTGCATGACATTCCGACCAATTTCATTGATGCAGTGCATGAGCGGAATTGGTCCGGAAGCGATTCCCCCGGTTCTAGCCAACATCTTACCACTAGGTCTAAGTCTACTGTAATCCGCGCCAATTCCACCTCCGGTCATCAGGCACGACATTGCCCGCCACGCTAGTGCGGACCATTCCTCTCGGGTGTCTTCTTCCGCTCGCAGGAGATAACAGTTGTTGTAATACTTGGCGGGTCTACCAGCATAGTACAGATAACGACCGCCCGGTAAGAACTTGAACGTTCTAATGTACTCAACAAGCTGCTTTCTGTCTCCTTCGGACATGATAGGGTTAGTTGTTCCACCCCTTGTCCCGCAAACGTCGTCAACCACTCGTTCAGCAAGCGCAGCCCAATTGTCATTGGGACCCTGTGCATACTTGAACCGAAAGATATTGTTAGCAAAGGAACTCCGAAACTCCACCTACTTTCCCTTTCCATTTTTGTATGTCGGCTTCCGTAGAATCCGCATTGACTTGATCATCCCCTTCGGGATCTGGGTGCGACCATTGTGGGCGCCTTCTGAATCCGTGTCGCTGGCGTATACCACATGATCCTCGTCTTCTTCGATGATAAATCCCACAGACAGTACGAGCTGTGGTTCCAGCTTGTCAGCCTTATACAACCACCCGTGGCGAAGTCCAGAAGCGTCATTCCAGATTATCTCCGCTAGGGGGTAGTGTGTAGTCACCCGAGGACGAGATGTACTCTTTGATCTCTTCTTGGGCTTCTCTGTCGGCAAGGAGATCGCGTCGATTACGGTGTACTCTCCCTCTTTTCGTTCGGTCATTTAGGAAGTCCTCATGCTGTTTAATCTTCGGGCGTTTCCAGTTCTTCTTCATATTCCTCTCGAAGCTTGTCCAGCTTGGCCTCGATCTTGTCGGGGAAACGGTCAACAATGTCTTCCGGATAGATTTCCAACATCTCCACGAGAGACACTTCATCTTCTTGTTTTAGTCTCTCCAACAACTCATTGTACGGAATCGTCATGTTAACCGTCTCCCCTAGTTGCATTAGCGGTTCTTGTCCCTCAAACTCAGGACAAGGCGCTCTCCAAATATAAAGCCAAAAGGAGCGCTTGCCAAGTCGAGCCCTGCGACGACAAGACCGCTACCTTCCACACCGCCTTGCGTCGCTCCAAGAAGAGCCAGAGCCCCTCCACCAAGTATAAGAACACCAGCAGCGATGTAGCGAAAGGACCCGCGTAAGTCAACAACCCACTGAGAAGGGGCTCCATACGGATTCTCCAATGCAGAAAGGGCTTTCAGCGATTCAACTTTGGCCTGTGACAGCTTGATTTCATCATCGACAGTCAGCCCCAGCCATCTACGGCTGGCGGCTGCGCCGACATTCTTTACAACGTCAAGGCCTATAGGCAGCAGCGCTGCGAGCAAGGTTGCGAGCATGTTGTTTCTCCATCAAGTTTCGAAAATGGTTCAAGAACTGGCTCTTTGCATCCTCGGGGCGTAGCCCTCGAGGAGCAAGACCGGGCATCTTGACTTCGTAGCTATCTGCCCAATCGGACAGCGTAACCAATTCTTTTGCTTCCCGCACAAGCTGTGCCCGATCCGCGTCGTGCACTTCTTGGGGCAGCGGGTACTTCAACTGAAAGCGAGTGAAGATGGCGCTCATCAGCCGGTCTTCATATACCTTGTAGTCTTTAATCTTCCTCTTGATCGGCGTAGGCATGTCCACCATGTACGCCTCTGAGGCATCGTGCAGCAGCCCTTCTAGCCCGTACTCCGGGCATTGCAGGGAGACAAGGATAGAATGCTCTGCCACAGACATGAATCGTTTTGTATGTCCAGCAAATCGACACTGGTTACTAAGAGCATGAGCAATGTCAATGATGTCAATAGAAGCAGGATCAGGTTTCTCAAAGTAGATGACCTTTCCCGTGTACGTTGTGATGAACCCATAGGAGGGCTCTTCTTTCCGTGCCCCGTAGATGGTGTCCCATCCAACATTGTACTCGTCTGAGGGGGGCCGTGTTCGAATGATTGCCATCAGTATCCTAATTGGTCAAGGATAAAACCGACGTTACCCACTGTGTAGCCAGCAAAGACAATCGCCATGCCAACTCTCCCAGTGTAATAATACCCCACACTAGTAACAAGATATAGAAGAAGTGCAAGAGATACTCCGATAAGGGCCGCATTGTTCATCGCCCTAGCCAAGCGTCAAAGGTAACGTAGATTGCTCCTCCGAACCCAAACAAGAGAACTACAAGGATGAATCCCAGAAAAATCTCTGGCAACCAAAAGACAGTGGATACAAATCCCAACGTGAGTAATGTAGCGATTAGGGCTTTCACGTTCATAACGTGCCCATCGCGGCCTTGTCCAGAACGCGATCAATGCACTCGGTAGCATCAACGGCCCCAAGAGTAACAGCATAGAGCAATACAATTGGTAGCACCACAAACCAAACTGCCAAAATCACCAGAGGAATTCCACAAATGACCTTAAGGCAGCGTAGGGATGGCTTCGTAAGCCTAAAGCAGCCGAGTCTCATGCTTCGTCCTCGATAGGGTAGACTTTCTGACGCACCGGCCACCCAAGGCCGGTAAGGAAGTTGGCGTCCAACAAAGCATCATACAAGGGGTACCAAAACTGCGGCCCCAGAGGTAGGGTGTCCATCTGGGTATTTAGACTTGCGTCCATTTGTACTTCTCCTGTAGTTCTGCTCGTTCGTCACACATGGCTTTGAAGAGGATGAGGTAGACGAGAAGGTCGTCAACTCTTCCTGAGATTGGCTCACTACGCGGCCGTTCTCTCCCTCCAACAAGATCCGCCACGTAGGTTGATACGGAATCCCAATGTTTTTGTGCATACACCTTCCAGATGAGTTCCATCGGCACTCCCAACTCTCCCGCTTGTTTGCGGAAATTGGATAGCCGATCTTCGGAAACCACAGCATACTCCCCACCCTTGATAGTGGAGAGATTTCTAATACTAGTAATTGTTTCGTCGATCAGGTGGTCAAACCGTTTTGGATCATAGTTCATGGGTTAGTTCGTTTTCCTTCCAGCCATTCGTTTAGTCGCTTGTAGCCGTGGGTGTAACGGAACCACGGACGCACATGCTTGTAGAGACGCTCCAACAGTCGAATGTCATGCGTGTTGTATCTCTCCATCTTTTCCCAACACTTATCTTTGGGGTAATACCGGGCCTCTCGGCAAGCATCCCACAATCCAGCGGGATTCTTTACCTTCTTGCCCAACCCCAAATACTGGCACACAAAGTCAAGGCTGTACGCAGGCAGTAGGAACGTCCGCCGGATCAACGGCAGCAGGTCAATCTGCACAGGGTAGTTCTTCATGGGCGGAAGCCCGTGTAGAAGAAACTCTGCGTTCAGGGTGCGCATGTCAAACTTCTTCCCGTTATAGTGGACGACGCCATCGGCTTCTTCCAACAGGGAATGCACACGCTCAAGCATACGCTTGTGACCACGCGCGGTTGTGGTGAAGTCAATCTCGGGATTGCCCTTCCACTTGGCGGCGTAGCACATTGTATAGCTTTGCTCCTTGATGTTGTGTGGAGCGATCCACCCGTGTTGCTTTAATTGAAAGACATTGACCAGCATTGCTGCTGTCTCGATGTCTAGGAAAAGAATTTTTTTCAATGTAGTTTCCTTTCATCCGTTGAATCATCTGCCCCTTCTTTGTCTAGTTCAGCTTGTGTCTCTTCTATAGCCGACTGTACAGAGGGGCCAAGAGAAGCTGGACTGATACCGCGAGAAAGAAGAGTAAGAAAAGAAAACTCCAAGAGCGAGTTCGCTTCCTCATCGGTTAGTTCTCCTTCGATTTGGTAGACTTTGCCTGTGACAACTGGTAGCCTAAACTTGATTTTCACTGCTTGTACCAACGCTCCGGCACTCCGTCGGACTTGAACTCAGCCCACTCGAAGCCGTGCTTGTTTGCCCAATCAGCATAAGTAGTTTTACTCCCTTTTCTGATTTTGTTATTGGCATACTGGAACAGTAGTTTCACTCGAAGCTTGGGGTGTTGCTCTTTGACCCACAGGAGTTTCTTTCTTCCGTCGGAGTCAAGTTTTCCCTTTGCTTCAATAACGCACACGACTTTACCTTTCTTTCGGATGATAAAGTCGGGGACGTATACTCTTTCTGCTGCGGGTTGAGTAAACGGCACTTTGATGGTTTCGAATTCGAACGCAACCCGTTTCCCCTTTAGAAAGTGAGCAATGTCGCGCTCAAGTCCTGATCTGTATTTGTTTCGAGGTCTAGCTGTCTTGGACATTCTTCATTCACGTAGAATCCGTCGAGGGTCCACTGGCAGGCGTTCCATTGTTGGTGGTGTTCGTCCCAATAGGCTCCATGTAGTGGATGCTCTCCGCCTCCATCTCTAGCATAGATTCGGACTCGATTGCCTCCGACTGTTTTATACTGCCTTCCAGCTTTGAAAGTAAAGGCGTGTTCCATATCCCTCCCTTTGTCTTCCAGATCCAAAGCAGTTGCCCATTTCGAAGGAACCGCATGTCGTCGTTGTATAGTTCGCGAACCACATCGAACATTTCTTCTTCGGTTTCACAGCCCTCTAGGTACCGGGGGGCTTTCGCCTTTCCAATACCTGCGACACCCACGATGTTGTCTCCCTTGTCACCGATGAGCATCTGTTCGTAGAACGTGCGCAGGCCGCGTTTCTCTTCCACAGTCGTGAGTTCACCCTTTGTGAAGTCGTAATGCTTCCCCGCGATCTGCCGCAAGTCCTTGTCGTAGGACACGATAATGGTGTCCTTAGTCTGTGAGTATCCTAGAGCATCGTCCGCTTCATGTCCGGTGCACCTAACAGCCCCGTAGTTCTCAATTAAGAAGTCCGCACACGCCGACAGAAACTTCGGCTTGGGCTTGTCCTTTCGATTCGCCTTGTAGTCAGGACAGATCTCCTTTCGGAAGTTGTCCGGGCCTGTGAGGAAGATGGTGAAGTCCATCGTCCCCAAGGCCTCACAGATCTGCCGGATGGATTCCTCTACCCTCGAGATGGCGATAGCTTCGTTATCGTTCTCCGCCGAGGCGGCACAACGAAACGCAACTAGATCACCATCAATCAGTAGTTTCGTCATCTTGTGAGCAATCGATTTCTTGCAGACTGGCAATCTTATCAAGATGCCACTCAATCAGGGTTTGAACTGCCGCTTCCTTAGTTACCCCGTAAAGATTGCCCCTCTCATCCGGTTCCATCTCGATAAGTTGGGGGCCGTCCAATACCAAGACGGCCCACCGAAACTTAGTCTTAGAAGGGGATGTCATCAGATGGGTCGTCTACCGACACATCAGGGCGCAGAACCCACTGCGCAAATTGTTCAGCCAAAGCCACACAACGATCCGGGTCAACGCCACCCTTTTGATTGTTGTGACACTCAATCGTAATCGCCCGCTCTAGGCTGGACTGACGAGCAATACGAAGATCCCGTTCCTCAAACACATTCCGTTTCTTGGCTCCGGATGCCTCCGGACTCGATTTCTTTTGTGTGTCTACCACGTTACCGTCTGCCTCTTCTACTTTTACCCAATCCCAAAACCCCTTGTCGTTCTTCTCGGACTTGACGTCCACAACGGTAGGGAAATTTTGGAGGTCAGAAAAGAACTTCACTACTTCCGGGTACGAAAATCCGCGAAGAGTCTTAGTCTCCGTCTTGCCGTCCCGCTCATAGTTCACATCAACTACCGGGTATACCTTCTTGTACTTCCCAAACTTTGCTTCACTGGACGTAGTGCCAAGTACCTTGATGAGCATCTAGCTTTATCTCCTTGATTTGGTTAAGATTCGGGCCAATTTTCAGCTCTGCCAGAATCGGCAGGTCGAAGTCACACCCAAACAGTTTGGAGAAGTTTTGAGGCACTTCTTCCACAGCCTTTTCCAAGTACACGCCTATATTATACCATGAATCCGGGTGGCTGTCAACCACGATGGAGTCATGTATGGTGTTTACCAGTTTGTACCCCCGTCCTCGTCGAACTTCCTCCTGTAGTAGGTGGTCTTGTCTGAGGTAGGTTCGGAGTCGAACCCTTGATATTGCAACGAGGTCGGCTCCGAGTCCTTGGACGGGGTAGTTCTTGATGCAGGTTTCGGGTAGCTGACCGCGAACATCCCGCTCGAAGACATAAAACCGTCCTGTGGGCATATCGAGCCTCCCCGTACGCGCCACTCCATCGAGTAGTCTGCTATGCCAGCCTCTAATTCCAGCATACTTTTCATAGTACGCATCAATGACCCGCTGCCAATACTTTTCACTTCGGCTGACTCCGAAGAAGTCCGGATCGTGAGCGTAAGAGTAAGCTGTACCTCCGTAGATGAATCGGAACTTGAACTTCTTTGCGATGAGTCGGCTTGGGAGTTTGAGATCTCGTTGGTTGTTTCCATGAACATCTTCTCCCGCAAGGATTTCTTTCCGAAGGACGGGATCAGCGGACAGCCATGCGCATCCAACCACTTCGAGCCCTTTGACATCAGCGTTTAACAACATGGACCGGCTTACCTAGACCGCGCATGTGTTCAATCATATTGCGGGTTCCGTTAGATTTACCGTCCCAGAAGGCGAGCAGGGCGTCGGCGTAGTTAGCCATCTTGAGATTCCGCACTCCCCCTGCTGCTCGTCCGTGCTGCTTCCATCCGGGATGGAACACAACATGTTGCATCCCTTCCCTAACAGCCCAAGCAATAGCCGTAGTGTCAGGCCCTCTCGCGCCGCCAGATACGATTTCTGTAACAGGATTCCGGGTGGATCGTAGCACACGATCAATGTCTTCCACTGTGATTCTGACATTTCTACTCCCCGCTATAATCAGTATCATCGGGGAACTCCGATTCGAAGTACAGCTTCACGTCAGGGGGTTCGTTTTGCCGGTTTGGCTTAGAAGACGACAGACGTCCAGTGATAACGACACACTGGTTAAACTGTCCGTGTATTCGATCTTCGGGCCAATCCATTGTCTCAATAAGTGCCGGGAGTTTCCGTAGATAAGTCCCGGTGAGTTTGTCAATCTCGCTGTATCGAGCAAGCTGTTGAAGGACTGCCTTAGTCTCTCGATTTGGTCGGAGGGACCGTAGATGGTCAGCACTTGTGGAATAGACAGCCCCTTTGGCAAGCTTGTACTGCTTGAGTGGTTCAATCAATCTCTCCTTGTGATACTGCTCCTTGAAATGCTTGAACCGTATTGCTTCCTCACC